GCGGGCTCCGGCGTTCGTTGTGGCATGGGTTCGCGCGGCGGCAGTGGCTGCCGTTTTGGCTGCATCTGCCGCGGATTTCCATTCGGACGCCAGCGTCGCACGCGCCAATGCCGCTACTTCGGACTTATCGGCCTTCGTGGTTTTGATGGACGTGATGTCGGCAACAGCACCGGCCAACGCTGACTTGGCCGCCGTAAGGTCGGAAGTCTGCGCCTTGTCGACTTCAGCCTGCGCGGTTTTATAGGCAGCAAACTGCGCCGCCACTTCGGACGCCGCAGTGGCGCCGTCTTCGGGCGCAGGTGTCCAGTCCGTACCAACCGTGCCGCGTTCCAACTTGATACGGTCAATGCGAGACGTCGTCTTGCCAGTGTTCGGGCCGCAATAAATCAGCAGACGGTCGTTTGACGGGTTGTTCTTCGACCGTTTCCATGTCGTAACAATCCGGTAAACACCATCGGACACCTTTTTCATGACGCCCAGCCAGTTCCACCCATCCGAATTAAACGGCCAAAACGCCTCACGATCTGAACCCAATTCGCCCCACAATGTCAGTACGACCGGTTCGCCTTCCTGCAACGTTCCGTCCGACAGGGAATAGGTTTGCATCAGGTAATTCGCGTTCCGCACTTCGGCAGCCGAATCCCGAATGAGATTTCGCCCGCCGACCTGCATCCCGTCCAGCTTCGCTGTCAACGTGTTGATTTCAGACGACCTGGCAGCATCCTGACGTGTTACGGTTTCCCGCAATGCCGAAATACCGCTTTCTGCATTACCAAGTCTGACAGCCAGTGTTTCACGCACCTGCGCCTCGGCTCTGTCGCCATCAGCACGGGCTTTTTTTTCAGCTTCCAGCCCTGCGGCGGTATTGTCCTGCGCAGACGTAACAGTTTGAATTTGCTGCGCCTGCTGCGCATTGACAGCTTCTGTTGCGGCAATACGCGTACCGATTTCAGATGACTTTCTGGCAAGCTCGGCAGTTCGGGCAGACGATTCTGCCTGTATTGCCGCCGTCCGCGCCCGTGCTTCCTCCTGTAAGGCTTTAGCACGTTCCGCTGCCTCTGCTGACACTTTCAATCCCGCTGCCGCAGTCATATCCCGATTCAGCTCATCTATCAGCTCCCTGCTTAATGCAGACTTCCCAATTGCCCCCTGAATCTGCTGCACTATCGGCGCAGGATTGTTGTCTGCCCTACCCTGTACGGCAGCAGTAAATTCCCCCGTATTTCCTGCAATATCACGAATGCGCACCCAGAAATAATAAACGTCGGCAACACCGACGCCAGTTAAGGTATAGCTGTTTTGCGGATACGCCAGCGACGCGAGTTTCGTTGCCGTATGAAGATTGTTGGTCTTGCTATACCACAGCTCGGAAACCAACTCGGAAACAACGGTTTGCGGCAATACCCAATCCACGGCCACAGACAGTGTTTTCGGCGTCGTCCTCAATCCGGTAACGGCATAGTCGATACTCCAAGCCTTAACCAACGGTGCAGACAGTACACCCCGTACATTACGGCCGCGTATTTCTGCCCGATAATTGCCGTTTGGCAGATTTTCCAGACGAATTTCCGCTGTCTGTGCATCAGGGATATGGCGGTATAGGCTGTTGTTACGGTAAATCTTAATATCGTAAGTTAAAACCTGACCGTTTGCGGCCAGGTTGTCCCATGTCATCACAACTGTCCCACCGTCGGTATTGACAGCCGCATCGGTCAACACAGGGGCGGTGTTGTGCAGCGTGGTAATTTCATGGTCAAAATGCGCAAAACTATCCACCGCAGCATATTTTTTCGGGTCATGCAGCAACGCGGTAACGGTATAAGTACCCGCATCCGTATTCTCTTTGATGCCGATGGCACGGTAGAGGCGCGGCTTGACTTTGCCGGATAAAACCCACGTATCGCCAGCCTGCAACGGCACCGCGCGCTCCAAAGTAACCTTATTGCCTGCCGCCGCAGTTACCTTCGCTGATTTCAGACTACCGCCTTCAGAATAAAACACCAAGGCTCCGACCGCATCGGATACAGGTCGATCCAACGTCAGCACATTACCCGAAATGGCGGCAACACGTCCGGACAACTCCGCACCCGCGTATTGATTGTCCATAATCTGCACGATGTCGTAAGGCAGATGCTTCAACCCCTCACGCCCGATTTCAAACGTTACGGCGTTCTGCTGCCGCAACTCAGTTTGCAGCGTCCATGCGCCGAAACGTGCCGCCTGCCCGCGCGAATCGCAGCCGAACGCAGTAATCTGCTTGATATTCAAACCATAGCGGGCGATGGCTTCGTTGTCGGCTACATATTCTGTTTTAGCGCGATAGCCATCGTATTTGTCTATATACTGCACATGAACAGCAGTATGAATGGACTTCAACGCTGCACCCGCATAATTAAACAGGCCGTCTTTAACATTGGCATTGGTATATTGCGCCACCGGATCGGCGTCGGCATCCATGACGACGGATACTTGCTGTCCGTTCCAAACCGGTAAACCGGTAAAGACGCTGGCAAGATTGTTCAAAAATTCACCTGCCTGCATCAGGTCGGTAATATAGGCATTGCAGACGAAACGCGGCTCTTTGCCGCCGAAGCCGTCATTGACCGGCTCGTCGCAATATTTCCCGATTTGGTACAGACTCCATTTGTCTATGTCTGCCACATTCAGACGACGTGCCAGCGTGGAAAATCTCGGCTGGGTCAGCACATCGTAAAAAACCCATGCCGGGTTGTTTGTCCATGCGGTTTTGAAACTGCCATCCCATGTTCCACCCGTATATTGGCGGGTTTCAGGATTGTAATTGGACGGCACTTTGACCAAGCGGCCTTTCATCAAATAATTGCGACGCGGAATCTGATTCCCGAATTGCGCCGAATCAATCGACAATGCCGCAAACGCGGTATGCGGATAGCTCAATTTCGCATCAACGATTTCAACGTAGGACGAAAAATAGGTATTGTTGCTGACCTTATCGGTCTTGGAATCAGGCGAAATTCGGAAAACACGGATATTGAACGGCACTTGCGGCACCACATCAAATTCGACATCCTGATAATATGTCCCGCTGGATTTTTCATTGAAACGCACCTGATTTGATGCCTGCACACCATTGCTGTTTATCAACTCAACACGCATTAAGGTATCTGCAGGCACGGTGTCGCCATTGTCTTCAACTTGCGCATTCCGCTCGACAGCGACCGTAATCCGCAAACGGCTGACCAATTCGTCGGTAACGGCGCGAACAATCGGCTGATTCTGCTTCACCGCAGCCGAAACGGCTACGGTGCGCTCGGAAGCATCGAAACCCGGAACATAGGACTGGTCTTGCTCGCCACGCTGAAAATAACCCGTAACTCCATTAAAATTGTAGCTGCCGTCGGAATTTTGGACAGGAGTGTCATCAAAATACACGCTTTTGAACGGCGCATCATCGCCGTTGGCAAACCCCGAAACCACACCTTCGGACACCGCATCAATAATCCGCAGCGACTGGGCGCTGGATAAACTGTTTGGGGCTTCATAAGGTGTCCGTTGTCCTCCGCCCGATTTGCCGCCCATACTATTTCCTTTCCTGATTCAAAACCTTACTTCACGGTATTCAGAATACCGATCAAAGCCCAAAAATACACAAACAAAAACAGACACGCCGCGAAGTTTGCCCCTTCGCGGCGTTTCGATTTTTCAGACGACGTTTCAGCCCGAAAACGCCGCCTTATAATTGCGCGCCCGCACGCTGTCGTCTGAAAAGTCGGTACGGTATTTCTGCCCGTTCGGCGCGGTTGCTGCTACGCCTTGAACGAATGTCTTGGACAAACCCAAATTCAACACCGCACCTGACGAAGCCGCCGTCGATGACGGTTCGATACGGCGGGACTGCACACCTTGCGATACAACACGGCTGCCGCAGTAGCAAAGCCCGTAAGCCAACGGCACAGGGCGACCCTGTGCCGCTGTATTGGCAAGGTTGGAAAAAGCAGAATTCTTACTCTCCTCCACCCCCTTGCCGCCGGCATTCAATTTGGGCTGCTTGGTCAACATCTGGGCGACACCGCCCGCCACCATGCCGATACCGACGGCGATAAGCTGCGTACCACCCGCCCAACTCGTAAACGCGCCGACTACAATCAAAACCGCTCCGATAACGGTTTGAATCAACCCGCCATTTTTACCTGCGCCCTGTACGCGCGGAACAATGTGCAATACGCCGTCAGCAGGCCGTCTGAACACGCTACTTATCGTTTCTTCCGACTGGTCTTTGCCGGCAAACCGCACCTGATACACCCCGTCCCGAATCCGCTGACGCAAGCCTTTGATTTGGGTAAACAGAGCGTGCAGGGCTTCGGCGGGCGTCTCGACGTGCAAAACAAAACGGCGGGCGGGTTTGCGCAGGCCGCCCGCCACAACAAAAACAAACACAACTTCTCCCCACAGG